ATACGAAGGCACGGCGTAAACATCTTTCTGCTTTATCTCATAACCTGCTGGATATTCACCTTTAGAAGGTGTCCACTCCGGCCATTCTTTTGCCTCCTCTACGCTCCAGACCTTATTATTATGTGCAGCGCAAAAATCCCGGCTGTCCTTAATCAGTCCCCCCTGATAAATAAAGTACTTAAACCCGAACTCATTACCGAGAGTCTTATTATAAGCCGCATCATATTGCTGGTACAAATCGTAAGCAAACCGCTGATACTGTCTCTCCATGACCCCGGCCTTCTGATCCACACCCGTAATCTTATCCCTGAGAAGATCAATAAACTCCTTGCGATCCATACCCGAGGACACGGCCTTAGAGGTCATCTCCTTTAACTCTGTTCCTATGGTATTGGAATTAAAAAAAGACTCCAGAAATCCACCCCTGATAAACTTACCTCCTTTTAATCCTATTCGTAAGTCAATGAGTTCATTTGCTGTGGTCACAACTTTATCAAACCTTGCAGGCAAATCGCCTGACAATACTATCTTAAAATAATCCACTGACAACTCAGCAATCTTACCCGTGGCCTTAACTATCTGATCAGCGATAACAGGATTAACCCCGGAAGCAAATCCTTTATAGATTTTGTCAATAGAAGATATGAGCCGATAGTTCTTTGCCGTCTCCTGAATAACCCCGTCCTTAATGTCAAGTTCTGGGATCAGCTCTTTAAGTACATCAGCAAGCAACCGGGACTGTGACCTTACAACAGAGGACTCCAGCTTACTTCTGGCAGCATCCAGGTACTCGTCTTTCTTCTTTAATATGTCTGCAATTCTGCGAGGTATTCTCATTTCGTTTCTCGTAGTTCAAATCAATGAATGACTCCCTCATCCGGGAGACGGTGACAATAGCCACGTTAATATCGTAAGGCTCTTTTACAAAAGCATAGTAACGTTCAATGGCCTGCTTTAGAGTTATCGTAGGTACAAGGTCTTTTTGAGCCTCTACCCAAAATAGTAAGGCAATAGACTCAAAGTTCTTTTTATACAGCCTATGGATCGGTCTATTTATGTCTGCAGTCATAATATCTTTGTCTTTCGTTAAACTTACCTAACTCACCGAGTTCATATTTGCGCCTCATCCGTGTAGAGGTTTTCTTTAAAGTTGCTGATCCGATATGATCCACCTGAACACTCGTGAATAGTGCGTGCTTTATCCCTGCCGTCTTTATCTGCTCCCCATAGAGGTTATCCGAGAACCAAAAGGTCATTGTCTCATCTAGTTTGCCAATAGCATCCAAAACGGTACGGTCAATAAATATACACCAGCCGTTAAGGATAGCCCCTATGGCATAACCTTCGTACATCATTCCGTCTTTCTGAACAGGTGTTCCAACCGAGTAAGCCGAAGCTGAGTGATAGCCATTCATTCGCATCAAATCCCCTATCTTTGACCACCCCGGACGGAAGATCAGATCATTGTTTGCCAATATGTAAATATCACCTTTGACGTGTTTAAGCCCTAAATTCAATGCACGGTTATAATTAATCTCCCCATTGTACTGAATGAACTTATCTACGCCTTTATATTTGTAAGGATTGCCCGTCTCAATAAGTATCACATCGACGTTACCCTCAGCCCGAGCAGAGTCAATGCACCGTTGCGTTACCGGTGTCAGTATCGGTGTACTCTTTGATACTATGATGAGGTCATAAGTCATTTACAAGTATTAGGTTGGTCTCTTAGAATTTCTATTAGAATTTCTTCGGCCAGTAATTTGCGCCCCTTCCAAAAAAATTCTGCATTTGGTTGAAAACATTCAGGATATTTTTTGACATTTTTTAATGTTATACAAGCAATGTCAATCTCATTTCTAACACAATGTTCAATTGCATTCATAATACATATTCTTTAGTTGGTGTGCTTTGGTTTATTCCTATATGTCGCATCTCTAAATCCAGAAGATAACAAGGGTGATAAGCATGACGAAGGAAATACTTACCTATCATTGAGTCACCGCATTTCAGATGTTTAAACTCCATGCAAAGCCTCTCACAAATTGAGTACGGTATCATCTGAAAAGCCCCGCCGGTATGAGTCGTCAGCTTCACGGGATAGTCATTGATAACACCTTCGGTAAGCACTTCAGGTGCATAAGCCCTGTCAAGATTCAGATCAATGGGCGAACAGACATAATTCCTGCTATATTCATAAAAACCCAGCATCTTATTAATAATGTCATCTGTCACCGTTTCAATGTCGTTGTCCAGCTTCAGGATAAAGTCATAACCTTTCAGTTGTTTGACAGCATCCCTGAATGCGTAAGCTATCCCGAAGTTGCGCCCCAAAAGAATGCGGTTGAAGTCCTTTAGGTATTCCTGCGTCCCATCCGTCGATCCATTGTCAATGAACAAATGATAATCTACCGAAGTCTTATCATAAAAACTTTCAACTGTCTTTTTAGTTAAGTCCAATCGGTTATATGTTATCGTAACAGCGGCGACTGTCATACAGATATTAATTTTATCAATATCTTATATTTCAATTTTGTTCTTATCCACCAAATCCAAAGAGGATGAATCTTAATAAGTAATTCCCCTTTATTTTCTGAGGGAATAGATTTCATATACCATTTCAATTTAGCCATAATTACAGGTCATACCCTCCTTTACCGGGCAAATGCAAAACGTAATACTCCCCCCCTTCAATTTTACGATAGTTCGGATACCTTCGCAGCTCCTGAACGAAATAGTAGTCGTGTGCATAGCCTGAGTGTTTCCAACGTACCGGAAGGGCTTGCCGGTGACAGATATTACTCGTACCGTGCCTTCCTATCTTCGTAATATCGCAGGGGTTTTGATACCAACGCCCGGACTTTGGCATATAACGGACGTCATCAAACCACACCCAGTCACTCTCTCCTATCTGCTCTGCTATTCTTTGCAGATGATTCTCACCCCAGATGTCGTCAATATCCAAGTAAACAATATACTCTCCCTCCGCCTCCTCAATTCCTTTGTTACGAGGTTCGCCAGACCATAACGGCGACTTAGGAATAAGAAACGTCCGCACCTCCATACCCCGAAGCAAGTCCACGGTCTTTTGACAGCCATCAGCAACAACAATGATCTCAAAGTCTTTAAACGTCTGTTTGAATACCGAACCTATTGCCCGGAATATCTTATTCTCCCTATCCCGTGCTGCATTTGGATAAGGTGCGAGTAACGAAGGTATGACGACTGTAAACTTCATTGGAAATTAATTGCTTCAATTGGTTCCGGTGTCTCGTCTTTTATTGTCTGAATGTACTCCGCTGTCTTTGCTTTCACTAATTCAAGTATCTTCTTGTAAGCCAAATCAAACAGCCACGGGTTCTGATTCTCTGCCTCCAAGTCCTGAAAGATACTCTCAAAGTTTTCCCACAAAGTCCTGTTATACAGAGGCACGTTGTTTTGTGAAATGATAAACCGAATATCAGCCTCAGTGTATCCCCGGAACGGATTAATCAAATTCTTGATCTTCATCTCCTTCAGCTCATCCGGGCGGTCTGAATACAGTATCTCGTTTATGTCATCTTCAATAGCTGATATAGTTGACGTGGAAGCCCCAGCATCTTTAGCAGCTTTCAGCTCTGTCATCAGCTCCTGAAGTCCTTTCATCTTAAAGTCATTTGGGAACTTATGCTGAACCTCCAGCCCCTCTCTCAGATCCGTAAACGTGGCAATGTCCATAACGACAAACTCCCATACTGAAGAGTAATGTCGGGCAAAAGGATACAGGGTGTCATTCATATTATCTGTCTCCAGTATCTTCTCCGTAGCCGTCACTGATACCTCCTCTCGGGTAAACAGATCAGCGTTGAACATCATTGCATGGACAGACTTCTTAAGATACTCAATATAATCCTGCTGAAAAGTCAGTAGCTCAATCGGAGGTGCTTTATAGACAAGCATATTATCAAGGGCTATCATCTGTGCCGGGTCTTTAGGCAATGCAAGTGTTATCATGTCCATCGTCCCCCGGTGCATAGGCTGAACACCCGTTCCCCCGCACACCTCACACATAGAACCGTCAGGCAAATAACCCTTGTTACACTCTCTCACAGTACACGGAGTCACATAAGCAAACCTCTGCGGGAAAGCTGTCATGGCCGTACTCAAATCCAGCTCAGAGTCAATCTTTAGTGTCTTTTCAAGGTAAGCCAGCACGGAATGAAACACTGATACAAACGTCCTGCCCTTAGTCTCGGTATCCCTGTTAAACCCGAACCTCACAGCCGGTACTTTCTCATTCTTTGGCTCGTAATATGTTATCTTGTAGTATTTCTTATCAATTTCTACGTACTCACCGTCCTTTATAGGGCTGTTATACTCGCTCTCCCCAACCTGAACAAGCTCCACGGTATCCATACCCAGATACATAGTATATTTGAATCCGTCCTGCTCAGTTTCTTTCTCAATGAACTTTATCGGTAGTTTCACAACAAGATATTCAAGTATCTCATTCCGGTATTGAAACATTATAGCCTCTGCTGATGTGGCAATGAACGGATACGGCTGTGCTTTCTCTTTGATAGGATTGAATGTGTCAAACTCGGTTATCAGGAAAGCATTAGGATCGGTGTAGTTGTAATCAATGAAAGCATATTCAAGGAACTTCTCCAGCGACTTGTCACCCCAATACTTTGCAATGAAATCTTCCAGTTCCTGTTTCTTGTCAGTATCTGCAAAGTCAATCTTTCGGACAATAGGCTGTTTGCGTGAAGCCTTTTGAAATGGTAGCTTCGTAGAGTTCAGTATCGCAGGACAGACCGACTTGGTTATGTTTGTCCGTTGTTTGAACTCATCCTCTGTCTCCCTGGTTATTATCCGTGCGAGTAGGTCTTCAATACCTTTACCGGTAAATAGCTTGAAATACTTGTCTGCCAAATCAGTTACCCTATCGTAATCCTGATGTGTCAAGTTATCCTTGACAATCCCCTTCAATAACTCCAGCCCTTCAATTTTATCCATTATCTTTAATATTTATCATCCAACAACCTTCAAAATCATAATCCTTAATAACATCATCACCAAATATCTCGTCAACAGCACCTATCACCCCCGGATATGTAGGTATGTAATCATGTCCGGCAATTACACCCCGAACCTTTGGCAGCCATGCCAGTATGTCGGCCTTCACATTCTCATAGTCGTGTGCCGCATCAATAAATACAAGGTCAATAGACTTATCTGCAAACCTATCTGATGCTTCTGTACTCTTTGCCACGATCAAATCATACTGATAAGGCTTCAGGTTATTCTTAAATACGGTAAGTAGCCCCTCGCTCTGCCCCTCAAAATGATCAACGCCTGTTATATTAAATTGCTTGCCTGCCCGTGAAGACGTCTCTATCAGGTAAATAAGCGACTGCCCTTCAAGTAACCCGACCTCTACGAACACGCTCCCTGAAGGGAACCTGTCAATCATGTCCTTATAAAACGTGGGCCATGTAAAGAATCCGTTAACCATTATAAAAGTTTTTAAAAAGTTCCACTGCCTCATATTCAAATAGATCCCCGAAGTGTCCATACTTCTGATACTTCTCTCCACTATCGGGATCGGTAACTATATGCTTATCTTTACCCCCGTCAATCCCCTGCTTACAATACATCAGGTCATTGATCAGATGAACACATCTTTTGTCAATGATAACATTAATAGGGAGCTTACCTTCAAACATACGATTCACAAAGTCCCTGCGCAATACAACTGAGGGATTTGCTATTAAAGTCCGGTCGCTCCCGTTAAACAGATATTTCCTTAGTTTAAATTCAATGACTTCATAATGATGAGAGAAATCCTTGTTCATTGTTGAGCGGTTATGGCCGGAAGCATCACCGTAAAATAATAATCCTGCTTTATGATTAGGATAACGCTTTATAAACTCATCACAGACCTCTTCTGTTGAGTTATGAGGGTTTATAAGGGCTATCTCGTCAATCCATCGCCAGTCCCATGTCCGTACTCCGTTAGTTATCTTTGACTCTTTTATTTGTGCTATCCCTGCTGAGTTGTAAGGTACTGAGTTCTGATCAAATGAAATGTGAATCGGAAGCGACGGATCATATTTAACATCGCCTACGTGTTTAAATCTACTGAATGAACTGTAAAACTCTCCACCGGTTGTTGCAAAAGGATTGCCATAAACAAGAGCTTTTCCTCTTTCATCACTATTATTAGCAAGAATATTATTTATGTAGTTAATCCCTACATTATGAACATTATGGTAAGTAGAACTTATTACAACCTTTTTATTTCCAAACTCTTTTTCAAAAAACGTTTTATCTGAATATATTTTCGCACTTATTTCATCTATATATTTATCAAGTTCAAACATCTCATTGATCCAGTCCACACGAGCAGGAGACGTAAGACAATAAAGCGGATTGTATTGTTCTTCTGATTTACCAATATGGCTTAGTTTGCCATTAACCATATATATTCCCGGCTGTCTAAGTCGTGTTAATATAACCTCCTTAAGTGCTTCTTCTTTAGTATCTTTTGTTTCATCAAGTAAGCAAAACCCAAACTCCTTCCCACTATGACTCATGTAATTGTCCAGCGACCCGGTAAATATTAAACCACCATTACAAAATGATATTATATTATTGAACCGGTCAAAGTTACGTCTACATTTAACCCAGGTAGAGGGAGGTTCACTTCCTGAAACATAAGTGCCATTAGGATTTTC